TGACAGAAATCAGGATGTAGTGTTTAAGTTTAGGGAGGATAACTTAAAATTGGTTAATTTGTATCCTGAAATTGGAGATGTTGTTGAGTTTAATAAAAGATACCACGAAATTGATAACGTAGTGCAAGAGCAATTTCTTGGGGGACAAGCAGAAAAATCGTTATCGATCATAGTCAATACTCATTATTCAAGATTAAGTAAACTTTCACTGGTTGAGAGGCAGGTTTAATAGATGATTAAATTAAAAAACTTAATAAAAGAGGATAATACACAACCATCTATGAGTTCTCCTCCTGATGAAGTAATAAAAATTGCTGAAAGGATAAAACAATTTGTTAGAGGTAGGCATCCAGATGCCAACCTTAATAGATTTGTTAAAATAGCAGGGCCTGTGCCTGATTCTGATGTTAAGGATATATCATGGAATATATACAACCCTCTAAGAGAAAGGAATCATAAAGGGTTTTTTATAGGATATTATATAAGACAAAGAAAATGGAAATGGTTTTATACAGAAGATGGAACCATTGAAGAGGAAGGATTTATTGTTGAAAGTCATTTTGACAATATTATTGAAATGTGGTTGAGATAAATTAAAAGGAATAACGCAATGGCTTGGAAAGGAAATCCAGATAATCCAGTACCTAATATTGGAAACGTAAAAAGCGACTTGTCTCATAAAGTCGTACAGGAATCATCTGCGTTGAGTGAAAAAAACATAGTCATAAACAGAGCGGAGGAAGTAAGAAGAGACACAGACAAACAAAAAAACATCACCATCAAATTAATTGATATTGACACTGCTATAATGAGGCAGTTGGAAAAGTTTCAATTATTTGTAATTGATGATGGAAATAAAATACTTGTACCCCTCTTTTATTCGTCTCCTGAAAAATGGAAAAGTATTCAGAAGGATGGTATTATTCGTGATTATAACGGAAAGTTAATTTTACCTGCTTTAGCGTTTCAAAGAATTACCTCTGAAAAAGATCAAGCAATGATGATGTTCAATAGGTATTTAACTTATCCAGTATTAAGACAGTACTCAGAGAAAAATAGATATACTAGATTTAATACGTTAGTAGGCAAGAATGTACCTGTACACGAAGTTTATGATATAGTTATGCCCGATCATATGGTATTCACGTATCATTTCATAATTTGGACAGAATATATTGAACAAATGAATCCTTTAGTAGAAAGAATAAACTTTGAGACGGAAGATTATTGGGGGGAACCAAGACATTTTAGGTTTAGGACAAAAATTGATACTTTTTCCCATACGGTAGAACTTCAAGTCAATCAAGATAGAATGGTTAAAACGGAGTTTGATATGCTGGTACACGGCTATCTATTACCTGACCTGAACTACAGTCTTATGTCTGGTAATAATAATACCACAACGAAACATTTTACTCCTAAAAAGGTGGTATTTAGGACTGAAATTGTAAAAACCTCTTTTGAATTTCCAGAAAAAACAGATAGAGAAAAGTGGAGAAATCCAAATTATCCCAACTTACCAAAAGATGAAGTTATTGAACCACCACCTGCTGTGTTGGGTAATGCTTTAAATGCTTCAGGTTCTTTATCATCACAATAAAAAAACTCAAAGTTTTTATAACTTGATATGTACAATTAACGGATAGATTAAAAAAGGTTATGAGCGAAGAAAAAATAAAAATGACGGATAATGAGGTTGCTGAGGTACGACTACTTCAGGAGAAGTTTCAACAAAAAGTTTTTCAATTGGGTCAATTATATCTACAAAAAATACAAGCTGAACAAACTGTAAAAGATATAAGTTCGCAAGAAACCAAACTCAAGGACGAGTGGAATAGTCTCCAAAAGATGGAAAATGAGTTGATTGATAAATTGCTTAAGAAATATGGAGAAGGAAGTTTGGATTTAGCCGCTGGCGTGTTTATAACAGATAAAAAAACTCCCTCCACCTAAAACGGAGCGTATGTTTTGTCAAAACATCAAATCAAATATTATACGTTTCAACTGTTGTGTAATATTTATAATTAGGTTAATTTTAGAACCATTATAAAGATGTAGTTGAAAGGAATATAAGAATATGCCCATACAGGAAGGTGGAACATTTAGTCCAAATAATCGTATCGTGTCACCGGGAGTTTTCACTCGCGAAAACGACCAATCCGGGGTAGCAGCAGGAGTTGCTGATATAGGTGGTGTAGTAGTTGCTCCATTTGCTAAGGGGCCAGCGTTCTCACCCACAATGTTTACAAATGTAAACACCCTACAAAATCGCTTCGGTCTACCAGACGGCCTTTTTTACGGACCTTACACCGCTGCTGAATATCTTACAGAAAGAGGTTTGGTAACAGTATGTCGTGTTGGTGGTCTTACAGGATACAAACAAGCTTATCCATTTGCTATTTGGGCGGTAAAAGGCACTTATGATAGATTTGGATCTGCTGGAACATTGGTAAGCGCGAGTTCATTTATATATTTTTCGGGAAGTTTGACGGATGGATATAGTGGAAGTATTGATATTTCCAGTTATTCAGAAACAGAATATTCTTCATCTCTTAGTAAATCTATAGATGTTGGGGTTAGTAACACTTTTACGGCTTCTTATTCAAGTTCATTTGTTAGAAGTTTTGTTAATCTCAGAATAGCATCTGCTTCTATCACCGTAAAATTTGATGGAGATGCAGCAGATAATTCTACATTTAATTTAACTTCTACGAGTGGAAGTGTACTTTATCACGGACAAACTATAACTTTGGGAGTAGCGAATTTTCCATATGCAAGTTTAAGTGGAAGCGTGACTTATACAACAAGATATACTGGGTCTGCATCTGGACCTGTAGCCACGGGTAGTGTAGTAACTTCATCCCGTGTAGGTTTTTATAATCCTTCAGAGGGTCAGATTGCAACTTTTATATCATCGTCAATAGTTAATGGAACTTTTTCGGCTAGTTTTTCTCAAAACTTTGCATCCACTCAAACTATAACGTTTCCATTGGGCAGTGCACCGTTTAAATCATTAAACTTTATTAGTAGTTCTTTGCGTGCTAATTTAGGTACGTGTTCAACTCCAGTAATTCTGGTTTCTGGTATTTTAAGCGAGTCATTTGGAAAATACACAGGATTTAACTCTAACGGTTCAGGTTCATTTGATCCGTGCGTTCTGCCTAACGGCGCTTGGAATACACAATCAGGAGCCGATTACAGATTACTTGCTATATTGGCTGATACTCAAGCCGGTGGTATCCAAGATTTGGTTGCTCCGGGATTCTATGGCTCAACATTGGGATTAACTGATGCTATTCCAGCAGCAGGAATATCTGATATTTCTTTGGGTTATTCTCTTTACTTGAAAAATAGTAATAGCACAACTCCATATGGGGTATATCAATTTTCATTAGACAGTAGCGATCCAAAATATGTAACAAATGTATTTGGTACAAACCCTAGAGCTGGAGATCCTAATAAACAGGTTTCAGGTCAGAAAATTGAGGCAGCATACCTCTATAAGTTTTATGAAAATGCTATCGCTGAAGTAGTTAACGATAAAACAACGTGGGGAATTGTTGGTGGTGCTCTACCATCTACATTGTTTGAGGGCGAACCAATGAACTTTACCGACGCATATTCATACAATATAACCGCGGGTGATAGTACATTCTCAATAACACACGCCACAACTCCTTGGGTGGTATCTCAAAAGATTGCTCCTTGGCAGAGTGGGTCGGTAACTCCTTCAAGATTTAGATTGTTTAGATTCCACACATTGGCGGATGGTACCGATACCAACACTCAATTCAAGGTGGAAATTAGCAATGTTAAACTAGCAGGACAAGTTGCTGGAAGTGATTGGGGTGCATTTACAGTTACTTTGAGAAAATACAGCGATACAGATAAGCGTCCTGTAATTCTTGAACAATACAATAACTTAAACCTTGACCCAGATTCTTCCAATTTCATTGGTAGGAGAATTGGTGATAGATACAACTATATTGATTTTAAGGGTAAAATCCTTGAGTTCGGTACTTACTCTAATAACAGTCAAAACGTTCGTGTTGAATTGTCAGACAACAATTACCCAGAAAGCGCCATTCCTTATGGATTTGAGGCTTATATTACTCCAACAAACGGAGTCATAGGTAATTGGACTCCGACAATGAAATACACAAAGGCATCTGTCTATGGACTGGCTCCGGGCAAATACCCATCAGGTATAACATTTGACGACGCACCAACAGGAGCAGACAACGAATTGTTTGGTTTGTATCCTCTAACTGATACTGGTGTGGGTGTTTCAGCAGACAACAAGCAATACTTTGCTCCAATCCCATCGTTTAATTCATCGGGCGGGACATATAACAGTATTGGAAGAAATATTACGTTCGCTTTGGATGACGATTATCAGTCATACAGTGTTGGAACTGGTTCATACCTTAGTGGTAGCAATGCAATTCCTACGACATACGATGCTGTCAATGAGACAACGTACGTTAAGATGAGGAAGTTTGTATTTGGATTCCAAGGTGGATTTGAGGGTCAAAGCCCAGCAATTCCAATCAATGTTGGTGGTGATATTTCACCGGGCAACGCACAAGGATTAAGTTGTACAAACGTTTCGTCAGCCGGGTCTGTAGCATATGCTCAGGCAATTGCTGCTTTGAGTAATGATGATGAGTTTGAT